AAGATAAAAAACTATTTCAATCGTGTCATATACTACATAAACAAGGTAGATATTTTATAGTGCATTTTAAAGAACTATTTGCATTAGATGGCAAAGAAGCAAACTTTTCAGAAAACGATACCGAAAGACGAAATACTATTGCTCAGTTATTGGCTGATTGGGGATTGATTGCTATAGTCAATACATCAATTGCTGAAACAAAGGCACCTCTATCACAGATTAAAGTTTTATCATTTAAAGAAAAGAATGAATGGGACTTACAAGCAAAATACAACATAGGTAAAAAGATAGAAAATGAAAGCACCGAAGTTTAGAGAATTTATATCTGAAGAAGTACAAAGAGGTGACATACAAGTTGCTGTCTTAACTAAAATAGGCGCCGACAGTAAAGCCGTTGTTAGTAATCAGATTCTAAAAGAATGTACAAAGAGAAAGATTCCTTGTTTCATTATTAATACTACTGAAGCATGGGTATCAAAAAACGATTTAGAAAAAGGTACTTTACTTATTTCAAACATTGATGGTGAAGATACTGAAGCAGAGTTTGAATTATCAAAAACAATTTGCTTTGTTCGTGCTGGTGTTCTTGAAGATGAAACTGGATTAGCATTATTATCAACATTTGAAAATGCTGGTGCGTTTATGATAAACACTAGAAACGGTATGTTGACTTGTGATAATAAAATGTCAGCATATATTTCTTTTGAAAGAGATAACATACCAACACCTAGAACTGCTCTTATTTCAAACGAAAAAGGATTACTTCATGCTCATGAGAAATTAGGGGGTAATTATCCTGCAATTATGAAAACTCTTACAGGTACACAAGGCATAGGTGTATCAATAGTTGAATCTGAAAAGAGTATGATTTCTGTAGCACAATCACTATGGAAGTTTGGTGCTGCTTTACTACTTCAAGAGTTTTTAAAATTTGACTTTGATGTTCGTACAATTGTTATTGATGGTAAAGTATTAGCGTCAACAAAAAGAATTAGTGCTAAGAAAGATTTTCGTTCTAATAGACACAGAGAGGCAACTACTGAACCTTACAAGTTATCAGACGAAGAACTTAATGTAGTCTTACAGGCTGCTCGATCTGTTGGTGCTTATATGGTAGGTGTTGACCATGCAATAGTTGACAAACAAATATATGTTTTAGAGTGTAATGGTTCTCCTGGTATTGGATCAGAGTTTGCTTTATATAATACTGCAAAAAGAGAAAATACATATGTAGGAAAAACTACTGCTGAGGTTGTACTTAAAGAATTATTTGACTATCTAACACAAGATGTACATAGAAAACATTCCTTTACTAAAGAGGCAGGGTTTCATGAAAGAATTAGTATTGATGGTTACGGACCTGTCAGAGCAAAACTAGATACAGGAAACGGAACTACAGCTTCAATGTTTCATGTTGATAAAATAGATGTATCAGGTAAAATTGTTAAATGGGAAAAAGATGGTAAGAAGTTTACAAGTAAACTAGAAGGCACCTCTGAGGCAACTAGAATGGATGATATAGATGAACGACCTATTGTATTTGTAGATATCACTTTCAATAATAAACTTTACACAGATGTGCCGATTGGACTAACAATAAAAGCTTCAAGAAGTACATTTCTTGTTAATAGAGATTTATTGTCTAGATTTAAAGTCAATGTAAATCCAAATAGAAAGTTTATTCTTTCTTCTTGGATAGAGAGAAGTGACGGAGATGATACAAAAGGTGTTAATATTAGTCCTTTTAAATCTTAGTTTATTGCTTTACAAACTAGTTTTTTTATGTTATAATATATTATTCAGAAGGAGTGAACAATGGCAAAAAATCATCAAACAGATAATCCTTTATACAAAGCATTATCAAAAAGGTATGAGGCTGATATCGCAGCAGCATATGCAACACTAATTATTTATTTTGACAATTCAGTTGGTATCGGAGAACATCCACAACAACTAGACGAAATGGATAAGTTAGTGGACGCAATCGCATCAGCAGAAGATAAAATCAAATCATTAAACAAACATTTCAATAATACTCAAATATAGTGAAATTTTATACAAGTGTATTACCGTATCGTGGCCGTCTATTAGTTAGAGGCGTTGACCACGATGGTAGTCACAAAAAGACTAGAATTAATTATAAACCCTCTCTCTTTGTTCCAGCAAATAAAGAAACAAAATACAAAACACTAGATGGTCAAAATGTAGGTAAGGTTACTTTTGAAAGTATACCTGAATCTAAAAAGTGGATTGAAGAATATAAAGGTGTAAGCAATTTTGAATACTATGGTAATACAAGACATCAGTATTCATATATTGCTGATAAGTTTCCTAAGAAAGTTGATTGGGATATTAGTAAGTTAAGAATACTTACAATTGATATTGAGTGTGAAAGTGAGAATGGTTTTCCTGATCCTGAAATAGCAAGTGAACCTCTAATCTGTATTACAGCAAAAGATCATGCGAAGAAAAGAATTGTTGTTTTCGGTATGGGTAATTTTGTTAATGATCGTGAAGATGTAAAATATATTAAATGTTCTACTGAAAGAGATTTAGTTATCAAGTTTACAAAGTTTTGGGAAAGTTATAATCCAGATATCATCACTGGTTGGAATGTCAAGTTCTTTGACATACCTTATTTAATGAACAGATTTAAACACCTTATGGGTGAAGAATATTTAAGCAAGTTTAGTCCTTGGGGTATTGTAACTGAAGGTTCAGCACTGGCATTAGGATATAATCGAACTCAAAAGTATTGGGATATCATGGGCGTTTCTACTTTAGATTATCTAGACCTATATCGTAAGCATACATTTGTTAGGCGTGAGAGTTATAAGTTAGATTATATTGGTGAAGTAGAACTAGGTGAAAACAAATTAAATAATCCATATGATACTTTCAAAGACTTTTATCAAAATGATTATCAATTATTTGTAGAGTATAATATTCAAGATGTTGAACTAGTTGATAAGTTAGAAGATAAGATGAAGTTGATTGCTTTACATTTAACAATGGCATATGAAGCCAAGGTAAACTATCATGATGTATTCGGCCAAGTTAGAGTTTGGGATTGTATTATCTTTAATCATCTAAAAGAAAAGAATATCGTAGTGCCAGCAGTTGTAGAATCTAAAACATCTGATGGTTACGAAGGTGCTTATGTAAAAGATCCTGTTGTAGGTTTTCACGACTGGATTTGTAGTTTTGATTTAAACAGTTTGTATCCTCATTTAATTATGCAGTATAATATATCACCCGAAACTATGGTTGGTTTTGATCCGACTAGAGTTAATGTTGTAGATATGTTAAGTGAGAAATGTGATTTATCTGATTTAGATGGTCGTACTATTACACCAAATGGTGCTCAGTTTAGAACAGACAAACGAGGCTTTCTTCCTGAGTTGATGGACAAACTATATCAAGAACGAGTAATCTATAAAAACAAAATGATAGAAGCAAAAAAGAAGTATGAACTAACTGGTGATAAAAATTTACTAAATGATATTGCAACAAATCATAATATTCAGTTGGCAAGAAAGATTGCATTGAATAGTGCTTATGGTGCTATCGGTAATCAATACTTTAGATACTTTGATGTAAGACACGCTGAAGGTATTACTATGGCAGGTCAGTTGACTATTCGATGGATTGAAAAAGATGTAAACAATTTTTTAAATGATATGTTGAAAACAAAACAAGTTGCTTATGTTGTGGCTTCTGATACTGATTCTATCTATATTCGATTAGGCGAAGTTGTTAATAAAATATTTAAAGATAAATCTGACACAAGAAAAATTGTAAAAGTTATGGATAAGTTTTGTGAAGAAAAACTACAACCATTTATTGATAAGAGTTATGATAGACTTGCTAAATATGTAAATGCATATGAACAAAAAATGATTATGAAACGAGAAGTAATTGCAAACAAAGGTATATGGACTGCCAAGAAAAGATATATTCTAAATGTTTATAATGAAGAAGGTGTAGATTTAAAAGAACCTAAGTTAAAGATTATGGGTATTGAGGCTGTTAAGAGTTCAACACCTGCCCCTTGTCGTGTTAAGATTAAAGAAGCATTGAAGGTAATTATGAATGAAGATGAAGATGCCTTGATACAATTTATTGATGACTTTAGAAAACATTTTAAAACATTACAACCAGAAGAAATTGCTTATCCTCGTTCATGTAATAATCTTAAAAAGTATACTTCAAAAACAAGTGTATATCAAAAAGGTTGTCCTATTCATGTAAAAGGTGCTTTACTATATAATAACTTATTAAAGTCACACAAACTAGTTAAGTATGAACAAATACAAGAAGGCGATAAAGTTAAATTTATTGTATTGAAAGAACCTAATACATTAAGAGAAAGAGTGATATCTTTTGCAACAGTATTGCCAAAAGAATTTGACTTACATAGATTCATAGATTATGATGAGCAGTTTGATAAATCATTTTTAGAACCATTAAGATTTATCGTCAATGCAATCAACTGGAGTTTTGAAAAACATACAACATTGGATAGTTTCTTTTAATGACAGATGAACAAGTAAAAGAATTTTTAGATATGTTTAAAACAATACCTGATCCAGAACATTATCCCAGATGTTTTGCATGGTATGTTAAAATATATTTGTATCATAAGGAGAGACAAAATAATGAAAGATAAT